TGGTCACCGATCCTCTCATCTCGTCGACTAACGTCGTTGCGAGTGGGACGGTCACCCTCACGGTGGACGTGCCTCCGTCCGGATTCTCTGCTGCAGAGCAGAAGGATCTGACGAAGGCTCTCATCAATCATCTGACCGCATCGTCTGACGCAGCTCTCATCAAGCTGATCGCCGGCGAAAACTGATGAACGACACCGTCCTTATCCTCAGCCTCATGTCTCTGACAGGAGGCCTTGGTCTGGTCGTTGGCGCCATCGGTACTGCCTTGGCAGTGCGGTCACGTAGTTGATGTGACTACCTTACCAGGGTCTGACTTCGGTCAGACCCTGGTTCCTGCAAGATCGCAACTGGAACCATACCCCTTTGAAGGAGGATAGTTGAAAAGCCAGTTTGATCTCCACGCATGTGTGCTGGAAGACCAGCTGCACATGCTAGGCTGTGATGCCCAGAGAGATCTCGCTACAATGAGATCTCGAGTCGAACGAGAGGGAGATGAATTTCTCACTCTTACTCTTCCGACCCTTTCCAAGTTTCTCGAGAGAGGACTTGAGGAGGGTCAGCTGAATTATCCGAGCCCTTTCGCTTTCAAGCGTAAGAGCAAGGATGACGTGCGCCCTGCTTTTTTGCATGGCGCCTTCAGTAGAGTGTTCGACCAGAACGGCATCCTGCTTGAGTACCCAGATCCGCACGCAGTACTCGCGATCAGGCAGATTTCGAATCTGCACGGCAAGCTGAAAGAGCTGCCGACCCAGCAACGGGTTGACCGAGCGATAGCTGCGTACGTTTCGACGGATGAAGCCATATCGCTTGTCTCGGTCCCTCATGAACTCGTTCGCGAGTTCAGGAAGACCGCAAAAGCGATGTGGGGGTCCTACTTTGATCGAATGGAAACTTACGTTCACCGTAACGAATTCCTTTCGACTTCGAAGCATGGACCCGGTGCAGTAGCTCAGAAACTTACCAGTAATGGTAAGTGGGCTAGCAGAGAGTGGTCCGAGCGTCTTGACGCTTGGTTCTCCGCTACTCTTCACTTGGCTCACTCCCTCTCGTATGAAGGAGATGACCTTGTTCTGCATCCGCCTGGTGCCGAACCACCCGCTCGGGTGATTTCGGTGCCTAAGACGGCGAAGGGACCTCGTATCATCACTGCTGAACCGGTATATAACCAGTTCATTCAACAGGGCCTTGCAACCCTGTTCGAACGATGGATGTATCAACACCCATCCGTGAGTTACGAGTTCCAAGAGCCGAATCAATTGCTTGCCCGGAAGGGTAGCATTGATTCGGAGGCGTATGCGACCTTGGACTTGTCCGAGGCCTCAGACCGCGTTTCTCTTCGCATCGTTAAAGATCTCTTCCATTTCTGGCCGGGACTTCTCTCGGCCATCTTGGCTTGTAGATCTCAGCGATCAGTTCTTCCGGACGGCACGAGCGTGCGGGTTCGGAGGTTCGCGTCTAGGGGCTCTGCGTGGACGTTTCCGAGTGCGACAGTCGTCTTCGCGACGATTGCTCGAATGGCGGTCAAGCGTACTCAAAGCAGCGAAGTGGGCGTTCATCCGAATACCCACTTCCGCGTATATGGTGACGATATCATTGTCCCCACATACGCAGCCAACGAATGCGTGCATCTCCTCGAGGCTTTCGGCCTCAAGGTAAATGTCGACAAGTCTTTCATGAAGGGAAACTTTCGTGAAAGTTGTGGAGGAGATTACTTCCTGGGCTTCCCGGTGGTTCCGGTAAAAGCTCGGAAGCGTCTCCCGCGCAAACGCAGTGATGTCGACGAACTCGTGTCCATTGTAGCGCTCCGCAACCTGTACTGGAAGCAGTATGGGCCTACGGAACTGGTCACGAGGCTCGATTCCTACATCGAAGGGATCATACCCTTCCCTGTAGGA